ACAGGTATTGTGGAAAAACAGTGTAACTTTGGGTGGGATATTAGCACCCCTAAGTTATTGTGAATTTGGCAGTCTTGGGCGTGTTGTTGTAATTTTGTGGGGTTTGCGATGCCCCTGATGCGAAAAAAGGTAACTTCCCTAACCTACAGAGGTGACAAAGAGAGAGATCAATATATTATTTCAAAAAAATTTTCTGAGGTATGTAAAAAAATTTCTGAGGTATTTTTTATGTCCCCATTACTTTTTCCCTTTAAGATTCTGAGGTTCTTTGTATTTGTGCTTTTGGGTGCCCTTGTATTCTCCTTGATTTCCCCCAGTGAGAGAGATAGTATAAACCCCCCACAGAGTGTGGAAAGATCATATTGACACTCTCTAAATATGGAGGTATAATAGTAAGTGAAATGGAGTTAGTATTTAATGGCTAAAGGATTTACTGTAAAGGCATCTAAACCTAAAAGTAAGAAACAGGATACACCTGAGTGGGACTATGATGATATTAAAGCAAGATGGAGAGGAAAGAAGATAGTCTTCTGTATGCCTGGTAGAGGTGTCTCCTTTGTCTTCCTAAAAAACTTTGTGCAGTTGTGTTTTGACATGGTGCAGAATCAGATGAGTATTCAGATATCCCAAGACTACTCTTCTATGGTAAACTTTGCAAGATGTAAGTGTTTAGGTGCAAATGTACTCAGAGGTCCTGATCAGATACCTTGGGATGGCAAACTCCCATATGACTATCAGTTATGGATTGACTCTGATATAGTCTTTAACACTGAGAAGTTCTGGCAACTACTTGACATGGCACTCCCTGCAGAAGCAGTGACTACAGAACCCATCCATGAAGAAGTCAAAGATGAGAAGGGAGAAGTAATATTAGGTGATGATGGAAAACCCAAGACTAAGCTTACAGGACTTAAGCAGATTGTAGATACTGAGAAGGAGAGACCTATCTGTGCTGGTTGGTATGCTACTGAAGATGGTAGAACTACCTCTGTTGCACACTGGTTAGAAGAAGATGACTTCAGAAGTAATGGTGGGGTCATGAACCATGAAATGGTAGAGGGCATCTCTAAGAGAAAGAAACCCTTTACAGTTGACTACACAGGTTTTGGATGGGTGCTCATCAAGAATGGTGTGTTTGAGCATGAGAAGATGAAGTATCCTTGGTTTGCTCCTAAGATGCAAGTGTTTGAGTCAGGATCAGTCCAAGACATGTGTGGGGAAGATGTAAGTTTCTGCTTAGATGCCATAGATGCAGGTTTTAAGATCTGGTGTGATCCTAGAATCAGAGTAGGGCATGAGAAGACTAGGGTGATATAATGATACAGTTCATTGCAATATTACTCATAGTGTTCATAGCAGCACTCTACATAATATACAAATTTGATCCACATAATTAAATGAATCTAGTAGAATCAAGACCAAAGAAGTCCAGACAGGGCAGAGGTAAGCACTCTAAGTATGCTGCTACCTCTAGGAACAAGGCAAGAAAGAGATATAGAGGGCAAGGGAGATGATCAGAGTGGATATGTCAGAGGAGTTCAAAAGAACCAAATGCCTAGTGACCCAGACTAGGAAAATCCGCGAAAAACCTCGTTTCTCTATAATATGATATTAATAGCATATGCTATAGTAGTCCTGATAATCATACTAATAGTATTGATGAGGGATAAAATAAGGTAAATAGTTATGTCTTAATGAGGAGGCAACAATGAAAAGCATAGAAGACCACATCCAAAAGGATAAAGACATTCTTGCAGATCCAAAAACATCTGAGCCAATGAAAAGGCACACATTAGAGGAGTTGCATGATCTAGAGGTTTATGTTGACCATCATCATGAGGAAATAGAGGCAGGAGATCATCATGATCCTAATGTCTTAGAATTATTCTGTGAGATGCATCCAGATGAACCAGAATGTCTAGTATACGATGACTGAATTTTTAAGAGAAATAACCAATGATAAGTTGGTTCCAAAGGTGAGAAAAGAATCAAAACATAATGACTTATATGAGTCTGAAGAGACTGATGATGAGTTATTTTCTGATGAAAATGCATAATACAAATTTACTGTAATAAATAAACCTAGATTATAGTAAATGCGTGCCTGTACAGAGAATCAGTAAGGGTTTCTTGGATCTAAGTGCTAGTTTCCAAGAGAACCCACTCACTAATGATCTCATAGCTCTCAAAAATGAGAATGCTATAGCACGCTCAGTTCGCAATCTAGTATTAACTATACAAGGAGAGAGACCCTTTCAACCAGTTCTTGGTACAGGGGTCTCTAAACTTTTGTTTGAAAATATGGATAAGTTGACTGCATCTGCTATTCGTTCAGAAATTAGATCTACAATTGAAAACTTTGAACCTAGAGTAGAGATTAATGAAATACTAGTTGAACCAGACTTTGAGGGCAATGCTTTCAATGTTACTTTGCAATACTTCATCATTGGTATAGATGTACCAGAACAAGAACTCACCTTTGCATTAGAACCCTCTAGATAAATGCCTTTAGTTAATTTTAGCAACGTAGATTTTGATGAGATCAAAGAATCCATTAAGGATTACTTGAGAGCTAACTCCAACTTTACTGATTATGACTTTGAAGGATCTAATCTATCTGCAATCATAGACACACTAGCATATAACACATATATCTCTTCATATAATGCTAATATGATAACCAATGAGGTTTTCATTGATAGTGCCACTCTAAGAGAGAATGTGGTATCTTTAGCACGCAATATTGGTTATGTACCTAGATCTAGAAAAGCAGCAGTAGCAGATATATCCTTTAGTGTAAATGCATCAAACACCACTGCAGTCACAGTAACACTTAAAGCAGGTATTGTTTTAACTACAGCAAACCAATTTGGTGGAAATAGTTATACTTTTGCCATTCCTGAGGACATTACTGTACCTGTGACATCAACTGGTGTAGCATTTTTTACAAATGTCAAGGTTTATGAAGGAACTTATGTAACTCAGACCTTTACAGCAAGTTCTAGAAACCCAAATCAGAGATATATTCTTCCAAATGCAGGTATTGATACAGATTTAATCAGAGTAATAGTCAAAGATAATGAAGCATCCTCTGTAAAAGACAAATATTCTAAATTTACCAGTCTATTTGGTGTTGATTCTCAAACAATGCTCTACTTTTTACAGGAAATAGAGAATGAAAGGTATGAAATCATGTTTGGTGATGGTGTTTTTGGTAAAAAGATAGAGGAACCTAACTTTGTAGAGGTAAGTTACATAGTTTCTAATGGTTTAGAGGCAAATGGACTCAATAATTTCACTTATTCTGGTAGAATGATAGGTAATGATGGTCAATCTATCACCAGTGGAGTGTCTTTAGTCTTTACAAACAGTCCATCCTCAGGTGGAAGTGCTATAGAGAGTATAGAATCCATCAAAAAGTATGCTCCACAGATATATGCATCACAAAATAGAGCAGTTACAGCAGCAGATTTTGAAGCATTAGTACCTAGAATCTATGCAGAAGCAGAATCTGTGTCTGCATATGGTGGAGAAGAGTTAGTTCCACCTGCTTATGGTAAAGTTTTTATCAGTGTAAAACCATTTAATGGTGTTTTCTTATCCAGAGCAGTTAAAGAAAACCTTAATAGAGAGTTGAGAAAGTTTTCATGTGCAGGAATTGTCACAGAGATACTAGATTTGAAATATTTGTTTGTAGAAACTGAATCAACAGTATATTATGATACAAGTAGAGCAGCATCTCCTGATGGTGTAAAGAATATTGTGTTAGATAATATAGTAAAATATGCAAATTCTTCTCAATTGAACAAATTTGGTGCTAGATTTAAGTATAGTAAGTTCTTAGGAGTCATTGATAATAGTGAATCTGCCATTACATCTAACATAACCACCATTTTTATGAGAAGAGACATGGAACCTGTCTTAAATACCTTTGGTGAATATGAAATTTGCTTTGGAAATCAGTTTTATATAAAGAATACTAATGGATATAATATTAAATCATCAGGTTTCTTTGTAAGTGGTATCAGTGATTGTCTATATTTGGGTGATATTCCTAATGCAGATAAGGAAACAGGGTCAGTTTTCTTATTTAAATTGACTGCACCTACTCAAGCAGTGGTGGTAAAAAGAGGCATAGGTGTAATTGACTACATACATGGAGAGATTAAGTTAAATCCCATCAATATTATTTCCACAAAGTTGACTAGAGGGGTGCCTGGTGCAGAGGTTCCTTTGATTCAGATATCAGTTTGTCCTTTTTCTAATGATGTTATTGGATTACAGGATCTTTATTTACAACTAGATACTGGTAATAGCACTGTAACCATGATTCCTGATGAAATATCCTCTGGAACTAACACCTCAGGATCAAGTTACAGAGTAACTTCTAGTTATGCTAATGGATCACTTGTAAGAGGAACACCTCACATAGCAGGCACTTCAGATGGAACTATGAATGTGTCAGCACCAACCACTACAACTAGTGTCACAACCACAGTAGGAACTAGTGGAAACACTACAACAACAGTTCCAACAGCACCTAGCACACCATCAACACCTAGCACACCAAGTGCTCCTAGTGGTGGAGGTGGTGGAGGTGGATATGGTGGATACTAATAGCACGTCACAGTAATGACAATAGAAACCAAAATTAAATTTCAAGATATAGTAGAGAATCAAGTACCACGTTTTGTGCGTGATGATTTTCCACTTTTACCTGACTTCTTGAAATCTTACTACGTTTCTCAAGAAGTTCCTGGTGGAACTTATGATTTGATACAAAATCTTGACAGATATGTAAAGGTAGATGAATTATATGGACTAAAAACTAGTGCTATCTTAAGTGAAGACCTATCTCAAACAGCAGATGTAATAAAAACACAGGCAGCAGGTAACTTTACTGTAGGTTTTCCTGATAGAAATGGATTATTAAAGATAGATGATGAAATCATATTCTATGAGACAAGAACAGATGGCAATTTTGAGGGGTGTAGAAGGGGTTTCAGTGGCATTACAAGTCACATTGGGACAAATACACCAGACAAGTTAGTATTTTCCTCCTCAGTGGGTGCTGCACATACTGATGGTGCTGTAATAGAGAACTTAAATATACTATTTTTACAACAATTCTTCAAAAAAGTCAAAACTCAATTTGCACCAGGTTTTACAGATAGACCTTTTGCATCAAATATAGACCAAAGAAACTTTATTTTTAATAATGAGAGTTTCTATAGTGCTAAAGGAACAGATAATGCCTTTGAAATACTCTTCAAAGCACTCTATGCTGCAGATGTAGAAGTAGTTCATCCAGACAAATATCTATTTCGTCCCTCAAATGCTGACTACAAGATCACTAAAGACTTCATTGTAGAGACAATTAGTGGTGATCCACAGAAATTAACCAATCTTACACTTAATCAGAAGTCAACTGGTGCAAGAGGCACAGTCACTAATGTAGTTCCTATACTATATGATGAGGGTCAATACCATCAAATAAGCATTGATGCAGGTTTTTCAAGAGATATTAGTGTTAAAGGAACTATTTTCAATGAATTTAAGGTAAATCCAAAGACTAAAATAACAAATACTATCAGTATTGGTGGAACAGTTCTTGATGTTGACTCAACTTTAGACTTTCCAGAGACAGGAAACCTAATTATTAAGGATCTTGATGATAATTTAGTCTCTTTAGCATATACAGGCAAGTCTATAAACCAATTTTACAACATTACTGGTGTTAATAATACTTTTAAAGAGGCAACTGACATAAGATTAGATGATTTTTCCTTTGCTTTTGTTGGAATTAACACTGATGAGCAGATAAAAGTCAGAATAGGTGCTGCATTACAGGATATTGAGTTCAAAGAACCAAATAATTCATATGAAATAGGTGATATTATCAATCTTCAGTCATTAGGAGTTGAATCTAAGATTGAAAAAGCATCAAATTTCATTTATAACATCAAAACTAACTGGGAAATAGCAGAAATACAGATTATTGATGAAGAACAGAGAAAATATACCCTTATTACCTTTGATGAGCAGTATTTAAGACCAGGTCATTCAATAATTTTGACAAGTCGTGATGCAATTCCTGTTGTAGTCACTGGAACAGTCTCCCAAATCACTTCTGATAGGTCTTTTGAGGTATTATTATCAGATATTATATCCTTACAGAGGACTTGGGACTTTGAAAATCAAATTTTGAAGGGAAATTCATCAAAATACCCATATTTGAATGATTATATTGCTAATGTTCAAAACAGTTATGTCTTAACTGACACAAAAGATGTTTTAGTTGCTTCTAACTCACTTCCAAACTATGCAAATAAGGAAACTAACCCTTATGATAGGAAACTTACCTTTACTGGTAGGTTGGT